AAGCAGGATCGCGATGGCATCGGCCTCGTTGTCGTCCGCAGGGCTGAACCCGCGGGCTCGGGCCGCGTCGATCATCGCTTCCTTCGGCGCATTGCCCTTGCCGGTTGGGTGGCGCTTGATCGTACCGACCGGGACGCCCTGATAAGGCACGCCGCGCAGCTCGGCCCATGCGGTCAGGGTCGCCATCAGGCCGCCATAGACGTGGGCGGCGTCGGTGCCTGCGTGGCGCCGGACTTCCTCGAACCAGATTGCCTCCGCCGGGCCCGACAACCGGTCAATCTCGGTCAGCCAATTGGTGAAGCGGAGGTAGCGCATACCACCACCATCGAAGCGGCCGGGGCGGAAGGATGCTGTACCGCTGGTGATTAGACCAGTGTGATCGCGCAGCGCCCAGCCGGTGGCTGTGCCGAGATCGAGCGCGAGGGTTGCCATGTGCCGGGAGGATGTGCCCGCCAAAGAGGGCTTTGCCCGGGGCTCGGTCAGAGTCAGAGTCGTCAACGCCATGATGGGTCTCCGTTAAATAGAGGGGGATTCGATTTTGGTGGAGGGCGGCGGTGGCATTGTGCCTGGGCAGGTCGGGCCATCGTCGTCCGACAGATCCGCCCTCAGGGGGCGCGCGCGGATATCCCATACGGATGGGGAAAGGGGCCAAACCTGCGGGTTGGCCTCCCCATACGTAGTATGGGGGTTTGACACCTAACTGTTCCGAGTAGACTAAGAGGCTGATTTTATTCAGAAATAAGACATCACGAAGTCTTCGGGTATGAGTTAGGGACCTAACACTTATTTTCCCGCAACCCGTTGATTTCATTGAGTGCACTGTTGGTGAAGACATATGAGTCAGGCCTCACTCATATGAGTTAGGTCGCCTTCAACCCCGTCCGGGTAGACCCAGAAGGCTGGGTTTTCGACTTGAAGGCTGAGCCCTGATTGGGGGCATTTGAAGTGGCTGGGCTGGACTGACCGGGTCGTTGTCGTGACCTCGCCAGTCGTTGGATCGACCTCATCGACGGGTGCGCCGAACTGCATGCCTTCGACGCAGAGATAGCCAAACCGGGATCGGGTGATGGGAAAACCGAACCCCGAGGGATCGCGCAGAAACTTCACAAACCCCTTGGTCGAGAGGACGCTGAGGCGCTCGCGGATGGTGTGCTTACTGCCCAGACCGCCACGATTTTCAAAAGTCTCAGAGAACTGCATGGCGGTGTAAAGCCGCTCGCCCGTAGCTTCATCCAGCAACATGCCCAGAATGACGTCGTGCTTGCGCAGTCGTTCGGCATCGAGCCTTGCGCCCACTTCCTTGCGCACTAGGCGCTCGCTCATCGGGTTCAATTCGACCCAACGGCCAGCCACCTTGTCGATCAGCTTTCCCGCCAGTGCCGGGCCGTTTCGCAACTCGATCTCCAGCCTGCGTTCGCTTCGGTCTTCATCGGGGCGATGCATGAGCAGCCCGGAGGTGTAGAAGCCGCGCAGTGCGCTGGCCCCGGAGAGGGCCAGAAAGGGATCGTCCTTCACCTGCTGCTTGCCGAGTTTCTTGGTGTGATGGGCCAGGATCACGCCGCAGTCGGGATTGACGACATCGCGCAGCACCTCGACCCGGTCCTTGAGAAAGAACATCATGGCGTCGTTGTCGTTCTCGCCACCACCGTCGGGCCCACCGTCAAAGAGGTTGCGGATGGGGTCGACGCAAATAATGTCAGGCAGCGCATCCGGGAATGCCGCGCGGATGGCCTCGACGACCTTGGCGATGCCCACTGCGTTCAGCAGCAGCTTCAGCTTGGGCGTAGCGACAAAGGTTGTGCGGGCGGCGGCAATGACATGCGGCGGCAGGGCGATCTGCTGCAGGCGTTCGCGCAGATAATGGTACTGGATTTCCGCCTGCAGGTAGAACACCCGGAGCGGTCGGGGCGGTATAAAACCAAGAAACGGGATCCCGGCCGCCATGTGCACGAGCCAGGAGATCAGGAAATCGCTCTTGCCGACCTTAGGGGCCCCGCCAAGAACCAGCATGCCACCTGGGGTGAGCACCCTTGGCGCGATGATGTCCTCCGGCATGGGGGATCGGTCGTCGAGCAGAGCGCCAAGCGTGAATGACGACAATGGCCCTGGCTGGTTTTGTGCTGCGGCGGATGTCTCAAGGCGGATCAGCGGCGGGCCGTTCTTTTCGATGTGTCTGGCCCAGAGACGCTCAGATTCAGCCTTCAGGCGATCCTCCGGCCAACTCGGGCGCAAGGCGGCGGCATTGTAACCCCGGATCGCCTCCCATCCTTCATCCGGCGACATTCGTCCGTCATGGACCATGCGGAGGAAATGCCCGATGGCGGCGCTCGCCCCGGTGAAACGGCTCCAGTCATCCTGATCGCCCTCGCGGACCGGCGTGGTCAGCACCGCGTCGAGCGAAGGCTTGCCGGGAGCGGCAGCCGTAGTGCTGGCCATGCCAACGCTCGGCATGGGCGGCATCTCCGCCACCCGGTCCGTAAACTCACTGAGATCGACCTCGATGGCGTGGTGTTCGCGGATCTGCACTAGGCGCTGATAACCATGCTTGTGATGAACCGAGCCTGCCACCCGGATCGGCTGGTGGGCGGAGCGGAAATGCGTGTCGCCGCCGACCTTGAGGGCGATCTCACCCCGCAGGCGGCAAAGCTCGGCGAGCGCCGCCCCCTCGGCAGGTTCGGTCATCTTCCACCAGACATGCAGCTTGCTGGCCCCTTCGGAGGTGCGTCCGCCGCTCTCGATGATCAGAGTGGGCTGACCAAGATGGTGCAGCAGGTGGTCAAGCTTGGCGGGGATATCACCTGCGTCGAGATCGACGACCAGCGCCTGCATCTGCAGCACATCAGCGGATTTGGCCTGCCCGGCCGCCATGACGGTGCCGGGGATCACATAGACGGCAGCCCCTTCGCGCCAGGCCCAGTTGGCAAAGGTCGCGAGCTTGCCCAGCGCGGACGTATCGGCTTCAATCCAGATATTGTGCTGCCGACCCTCTTTGCCTTGGCCCATGTCGACAAAGCCCCGCACAGGAATCTGACCCTCGCAATAGCCGAACACCACATCGAGGAAGGTTTTGATCTGGGCCGGGTCAGGCTCAACGCCAAACGGATTCTCGAACGAGGGTGCGTCGTTGAAATCCTGCCAGGGGTTGAAGTGGATGATGTTCTCGACGCTCACACCGCAAGCCCCCAGCAGCGCATCGCCCAAGGGCAAAAACGGCATTCGAAGAAGTCACGTTTGGTCGCGATGCGCGGCAGCAACTCACCCGCGTCTGTCGCCCGCAGGATGCGCACGGCCCGGTCGGACATGCGCTGCGCAAGGGCAGCGTCGAACGGCACCAGTTCGTGGTGCATCTCCGCCGTGTCCTTGTTGATGGCGGTGAACACGGCTGGCGCGGCGCTGATGCCGGGAACACTCGCTTCCATGTAGGCCTGATAAAGTGCGATCTGGGCGGCATAGACCGGCTTGGCGAGGGTGACGCCGTCCTTGACGCAAAGGCGCCAGTTCTTCGCGTTCATCGTCTTGCATTCCCAGAGCGCGGGAAGGACCAGCCCGAAGCCTTCGGGGCCCGCAGCGATGATGCCGTCGACATGGCCGCGCACCCGACCACCGGCGGCCGAGAAGCCGAACTGACCGCCGTCAGGGTGGTTGCTCTTTCGCGTGTAAAGATCGAAGCCGGCGCCGCGGAGCCAGGCCACCGCCAGGTCCTCAAGCGAGTGGCCAATGGCGAAGATGCGCAGCAATTGCCCGGAGAACTCTTGCCCCTCGTCCTTGGGCGCATGCGTGAATTCGAACTGCAGAGCCCTCTCGCAGGCATGACCGAGCCGCGAGCTGCCGAGATAATCACGAGGGACGCGTTCAGCGTTTTCTGTGGCTAGCGCTGCGTCGACAGCGGCGTTCACCTTCTCGGCGAAGCTGGGCCTGTGATTGTAATCCAGCGTCAAAACGGCACCTCCGGGGCTTGGGTCTTTGCAATGTCGGCCATCGCCTCGCGAAAGCCCTCGACGGCTTCCTCAATGACGGTTCGGACTTGGGGCTCCGACAAATCGGCAAAGCGGGTTTGCCAGCCGATCTCGTCCATCAGCAGCGCCAGCCGCTTCATGGTGGCAGTGACGGCGGCACGTTCCTCGTCGGTCAGATCAACCATGGCTGAGGACCCCCGAGCCAAGCGCCACCAGTAGTTTTGGCAGGGCATCGAGCAGAACCAGACCGATGGCCGGCGATGCTTCGATCGCACCGGATCCGACCAGCCGAAGCCATGCGTCGGAGAACGGCAGACCGCGCAAAGCTGAAATCGCGGATGCCAAAGCGTCCGGCGCTGAACTGCGGACAGGGAAATGTTGATTGTCATGGGTCATGCGGCCCTCCGCTGTTCGGGGGCGGCGGCCATAACGAGATGGCGGATCGCCCGCTTGTTGAAGGTGAAGGTCATCAGCGCCGAAGCGTGATAGCGGGTCAGCCCGTAGTCCTGCCGATAGGCGGGCGGCAGATATTGCAGCTGTTTTTCCGTCGCAGCCTGGTTCAACCAGCCGCGCGTCTTGAAGGCGCTCTCGTCGGTTTCAACCTCGTTCAGCCAATCATCGGCTTGGGCGAGGCAGACGGTCCGTTCGCCGATGCCCAACAAACGGGGGCTTTGGCCCTTCGCACCGCCAACCGCATGCCAACGCCCTTCGAGGAAGAAGATGCCGCCCCAGGCATTGAACCCGTTGGCCATCAGCGCGTCGTCGGCCCCGAACAGATCAATCCAGGCGAAGCTGGAC